CTAATGTACTCTATCCACTAGCAGAAGATGGATCCCCAGACTTAAGGTTTGGGGTATATCTACCAGACATTGGTAAGTGCTACAGATGCGACTACATACATAGCATGAACGAGACGATATCTATACCATACTATGTAGATAATAGCAGAGTAAGTACGGGTAGTGACAATGTATGTCCAGAGTGTAGATCGTCTGACGAATGGATAGATGTTACTATAGAAGAGATAGAAGAACATAGACCAGATCTATTAGAGAGTAAATAACACACAAGCACATTTTTGCACAGATAAAAAGGCACCAATGAAAGATGTATACTTACAGATCCGCATACCAAGCGATCTAAAAGAGAAGCTGGAGAAGAAGGCTATAGAAGAGGGGTCAAATTCTTCCGTAGTCGTACGCAAACTGATTCGGTCATATATTGACCCACCCATAGATATAGATGAACGGTACGCCAAAGATTTGATACGTCTATTGACAAACAGAGAGTAAGAGCAAATGGGAAGCGTAACGAGTGGGAGCACAAGTGGGATGGGTGCGCACAAGTGGGAGTAGGTGTGCGGGTAGCGCGAAATGATGTTTTGGTAAAAGTAAAATGGTTTTGCGATATTTTACGATTATTGACGAACGTAAAAATACGTAAATGGTAAAAATAATTGTTGTGCCGATATTGGGTTATGCCGAAACGTTTTACGATTATTGACGATCGTAAAAGAACGTAAATGGATTTTTATTTGTCATTTGTTGTCCATATATTGGTGATGTCAACTTAAACAAATACAATTATATCATGTCCGATTACAAATATACACAACAAGACAAAACAGACGTTATTGAACTATTACGCGGTATCGCAAATGATTTAGAATATAATCAACCCGCATTCACGTACGATCATTTAAAACAAATAGCGTATTCAATGGTTCAATCGGTGTTGGACGACATCGTCATCGACTTAAATGATTACACCGACGATATGGAAATATCGATTGGTTGGGACCGCAAGTTGGAGATCGACGCCCGCTCAATCGATCTCTCCGATCTTGACCACGAGTTCAGCACCGCCATCGACAACATACCAAACGAGACAATCGACGTATACATCAACAACATCAACGAAGACGTTTAACCAATAACACCAACCCATAGGGATCCCCCGGTTCACGAGGACAGGGGCCCCTCCCTTATATAGAAAGGAGTACAACACAGGTGGAGGGTCAGTATTCGGTCATGACACAATAAAACAAGGAGTAAGATGAAGATGATTAATTTTTTACTTAACACAATGGACTTTATAATTACGTTTGTTGGAGTATTTACTATATTTTGTAGTATAGTTATATACTTGGATCATTTAAAACTTAAAAAAATAGATAAGCAGAAAGAGGAGGAGGATGGATAGAGTAATAAAAGAGGAAGATGCTGTTAGGGAATGGGTGGAGGGATTGGATTTAACCGCTCTATCTAGGAAAACTAGAATATCGTTGAGTAGAATTCATTATTTTGTATCCGGTAGGGCTAAGAATCCTTCTTTTCAGGTAGTAAGAGCTTTATATTTACAAATGGAAAAAAATGAAACGGAAAAAAAGAAAAGGCATAGGAGAATCTGGGAATGAGTTATTTTGGTTTAACGGAGTTTGTAAGTGACGAGTTACTTGATCACGATCAAATAGCGGATAGACATGTAATACCTAAGATTAACTTCTGGGTTAACGAATTAAACAAGGTTAGGGGTTTAGTAGGCTTTCCTATTAAAATAACAGATTGTGTTAGAATAGGTGATGGTACTTCGCAACATTACTTTCATGGACAGGGTGCTGTAGATCTAAGACCTTTATCTTGTGAAGGGGAGGAGTTTACAAGTCTAGCACTTGCGCTGTGCGCTAACGCGCACATTAAAAGAGTATGTTACTATCCGCCTGGAAAATTATTTAGATATGGTGGTTTTCATATTGATTGTAAAACGCTTGATAAACAGCTATTTATTAGCGATAAGGACAAAGTAAAGTGGGAAAAGCTTAGTATGTACCACTTTATAAAAGAATTGCTATAGAATTTTATTAGTATTTAAAAATTCTTATTTTTAAGGAAATTAATTTATTTTAATGGATGCTAATTATAGGATAATGGATCAAGAACTAAAACAAGTAAAGTACGATATACACAAACTTGAAGCAATGATAGAAGTACTAGCTAAAGATGTGCAAGAAATAAAAGAAGCTTTAATCGGCAACGAGTTTGGTCAAGAAGGACTTGTTAAAAAGGTAACTCATAACACGCAACAAATAGCGGAGTTACAAAAGTTTAAACAAAAAATCATCGCATGGGCTACTGGTGCTGGTTTAGGTTCCAGTGCATTGTTTAATGCTATTTCGGAAATGATGAAATGAAAAAACTTAAAGACCGAAAAATCGTACAACTTATTAGACAAACTGCTGAAGGTAAAAACAAAGCAGGAGAGGTGTTACACGGTGCACTTGATATATTACCACTACCTAATCAATTCTTAGGTAAAGCGGTTAAAGCTATTCTGAATGGTAAATGGAACGAAACAAAATCTGAAATAATAGAAGCATTTACTCTACGTAATGTAGTTGCTATAATGCTTACAACTGCATTTATAATGGGTTGGGTTACTCCAGATCAGCTAACTCAGTTTACAGAAATGCTTAACGAAATACTAGGACAGTTATAATGAAAGCAGGAAGGCCATTAAAATACAAAACACTGGAGGAACTTGAAGAAGCTATTGTTACGTATTTTACTGAAAACCCGCAATATCCTACTATAACTGGTTTAGCTTTACACTTAGGATTCGACAGTAGAAGATCTTTTTATAACTACCAAGAAAGGAAACAGTTTAGTAGAGTAATGAAAAGAGCTGCTTTAAAGATAGAATCTATTCACGAAGCTAATCTCTACTCCGGAGCACCAACTGGTTCTATATTCTGGCTTAAAAACCGAGACTGGAAAGACAAGCAAGAACAAGAGCACAGTATTTTACCACCAATAAGAATGGAGATAGTAGATGCAGGTAAACCAGAAGATCATAAACAGCCTAACGACGAATAAACCTATCGTCGTACATCAAGGTGGTACTTCTAGCGGTAAAACTTACGGTATTCTTCAATATTTATTCGCTATAGGCGCACAAAATGACAACGAAGTCATAACTGTTATAGCAGAAGACGTCCCTAACTTAAAATCTGGTGCTTATAGAGACGCAAAAAACATCTGGTCTGCTGACGAAGCGATAAAAGCATGGTGGCCAAGAGAAAATAAGACGGATAGAACGTTCGAATGTGTAAATGGATCTGTAATGGAGTTCAAATCTTTTCAGGATGAATTTGATGCTCGTTCTGGAAAAAGAGACCGTGCATTCTTTAACGAGGCAAATGCTATTAAGTATGGTATCTTCGAACAGATAAACATGCGTACTACTAAGCAGACAATTGTAGATTTTAACCCTAGTGCTAGATTCTGGGCCCACCAGTTTCTAGAAGGTAGAGACGATGTAGAATGGTGTGTTACTACTTTTAGGGATAACAAGTTCTTAGCAAGCTCTATAAAAGACAAGATATTATCTTATGAACCTACACCTGAAAATATAGAACGTGGTACTGCTAATGAGTATCGTTGGAAGGTATACGGAATGGGTGAATTAGGAAGATTAGAAGGATTAGTCTTTCCTAATTTCAAAGTAACTAATGATTGGCCGCATGGTAAGTGGAAGACATACGGTATGGACTTTGGATTTACTAACGATCCATCTACTATAGTACAAGTTCGTTATGCACACGGTGAGTTATATATAAGGGAGCACTTGTACAAGCGGGGTTTAACTAACCAGGACTTGGCTAGAGAGATACGAAAAATAAATCCTGATGGTCCTATTATAGCAGACAGTGCTGAACCTAAGTCTATAGAAGAACTTAAAAGAGCTGGTATTTGGATTTTACCAGCACAAAAAGGAAGAGACTCTATTATGTATGGTATACAAAGGCTAAGTGAGTACAATATAAACGTACATGTTACTAGTAAAAACGTTATAGAAGAATTTAGTTCTTATATATGGGCTAAAAACAAAGACGGTTATCCTACTAATAAACCAGTAGATAATTTTAATCATGCGATAGATGCTATAAGATACGCTGTCACGGATCGTTTAAGAAGGAAAAAAGTAGAATTTAGCTTAGTTTAACCTCATATATCTTCATCTTGTTACCATAGTGCGTGAAAGCTCTATGGTTTGTTATTTATTAACTCGTATAAATTTGTTAAATTGTACCAAAATATTTGCAAATGAATTTTTTAGATCTAATTCCTTTCAGAAAACAAGCTAACCTTAATAGGTTAAACAGACAATTATTTAGGTACCAAAGCGGTTATCCTATTTCTTCTGGTGAAACGGACACTGGATATGTGATGGATGCCTACGAGACTAACCCCGATGTCTATTCTGTAGTAAATGCTATAACAGGGGCTTCTGCTGCTGTACCACCTATTGTTCATGTGGTAAAAAACGAACAAAAAGCTAGGCAATACAGACAGTATAAATATGCGCAAAGAAACAATATTACCCAAAAAAGTATAGATCATTTACTAGAACTGAAAGAACAGTCTTTCGAAGAAGTTCATGATGAAAAAGATCCCCTATACAAATTAATACAAAATCCTAACCCTCTACAGAGTTACCCTGAATGGTACGAAAACATGAAAGGTTTTCAACTTATTACTGGTAACGGTTACACCCACTTTGTTGAGTTAGGAGATGGAAGTATTGGAGAGATGTGGGTGATGCCATCTCAGTTTACAAAGATTATAGCAGATTCTTCTTACGAGAGCTTAGTTAAAGCTTATATTATAGATATATATGGCTACTCTGGTGAGCAATTAGAAGAAAAATCTGTTATGCACTGGAAATACTGGAACCCAGATTATGACGGTGTGGGTTCTCATTTATATGGTTTATCTCCTTTAAAAGCAGCAAGTAGATCCGTTAGACTCGGTAACGATGCCGATAATGCCTTGTCTAAATCTTTTAGAAACGGTGGAGCTTCTGGTATTGTTTATCCGGATGATCCGGATCTAGATAGATTAACAGAAGAACAACGAGCACAGCTAGATTACTTTTTACGATCTATGCAGGGACCGGATAACTATAAATCATGGCTAGTATCGAGTGCTAAGTTAGGCTTTCAATCTTTTGGTATACCACCTGTAGATCTAGAGTTACTAGAAAGCGGCAAACATTCTCAA